CCAGTTGTTGAGTTACAGGCCCTAATAGGCAGTGAGTCCAGTGAGAAGGAACTATCGGAGGCAAGTAGCCGTCAATGTCCCGATTTAAATTTAACACGTTGATTACACTAGGACAATCCAACACTTTTGCGAAGTTATCAACAGGAACAACTGAGCCTGATGTTCCAATACACAGGAACAGGCTTTTGTCTGTAAGGCTGTCCAGTGTGTTGTAGAGATATTCGTATTTGGGTGCTGGTTCACCAAACAACACTACCGCAGGCTTGACATCAGTAAGGCTTTGGCAATTGGGACAACCTAGAGATATGTTGTATCGAGTGTAGCCAATATTCCAAACATAACTGCAATTTTCGCATTGCATTTCATCCAGCTGTCCGTGAACATGCACAACAGGGGTGCAACCAGCCTCCTCTAGCAAGAGGTCTGCATTTTGAGTTATCACTGTTGCACTGTATTTTCTCTGCCATTCTGCCACCTGTTTGTGGGCGGCGTTTGGCTGAAACTTCTGAAGCATTTCCCGTAAGTCGCTGTGAAATTCATTTACAATTTGGCTGTTTTGTCGCCAAGTGGAGTAGTTACTGTAAACCATTGGATCATAACGGCTCCATAAACCTTCACTATCTTCTCTAAATGTGGGGATGCCGCTTTCGGCACTCAAGCCAGCGCCGCTGAAAATCAATAATTGGGTCATGTTAAATTGTGTTGAAAATAGATTCAAGGTGCAACTCTACAGTCGCAAGTAAATATTGCATAAACTTTTAGTATCCAGTGGCCTATGAAATTATCTAATTTGTTTGATCCCCGCTCTACAAGACCAACTATAGCTCTTCTTACTTCTTGTGGAACACCATCGCAACCCTATAACGAACAAATTTCTCGCCAACTGACGGAGGCAAGAAGTCAACTGGGAACGCAAGGCAAAGCCTATCGTGCCTTGCGTGCCATCAGTCACGTTTTGGAATCGCAGAAGCTTTTTGAAAACGATCCCGAAATAAGTGACACCAGCATTTGGCTCTACACTGAAGGTTGCCAAAGTGCATTGCACATACTGCTTGACAACCAGACAGCAAAAATCACTTGGTTAGGTAGTTTGAACGGCACTGGCAGGCAACTGTTGGAACAGGGGTTAGCACAAAGCAAGAAACAAGGTGCGTCATTAGCTGTTGTGAAACCCATCTGGAACAGCCACAAATTTTATGAGCAGATGGGATTTCAAGATCAAGGAACTGGTTATTGGAACTTACCTCTTGTTGAATCAGCTAATCAACTGGATCGTGCAGATCTGGAAGACTTATTGGGTGAAATCAAATATGAGCAAGAAGAGATTGACAATGCCAGCTATGATGCTGCGGGTTCAAAGTATGAAAAACTTGACCAGGATTTCAAAGCCCTAGAGGCTGTTGCCTATGTGGTCAAAAATAACTTACGAGCACTTGACGATCCCAAATTGGGAAAAAATAGCATTTTCCTCTACAACTATACACCAGATCTAGGCGTGTTCAGTGTAACTGCAATACATGTGGTTATTGAAAATCAAGTGGCGCATGTGAAATGGTTGGGCAGTTATGACAACAACCCTGGTGCTGGCAAAGCGTTGATGTTACAGGCCTTAACTGTGGCAAAGAGCAAGGGTGCCACCAAGAGTGTCGTTGAGGCAAAATGGGAAAGCGAAGGCTTTTATCACAAGCTGGGCTACGATGTGGAGCACAGAGGCTCTGACAACCCATTTACTGGCACTAGTTTAGTCCAGATGGGAAAGAAGTTGGAAGAAGCTTGGACCGATGAAGACCAGCGCATGGTTCACAAAAATCCCACAATTCAAGATTTGAAAAGGTTAGCACGCAACAACAAGTATCACAGTGCTAGATTTGTTATCTACAAAGATGGCAGTGTTGTGGCTGCTGACAGCGAGCATTTCACGCATCACAGTGCTGCACCGGCCATGGGCGCTTGGGCTTTGAGAGGGTATGTGCAATACTTGGGTACCAATGACTATGCCTATCGCAGCATGGAAGTCTACAGTCCCAAAAGTGTGGATCATCCCATTTTCCGTGTGTGGGAGAGAGCTGGAATAGAGAATGGTAATCCTGACCACCAACGCAATCAAATTTCTGAAGACGTCTCTCCCAAAAGACAGAAGTATCGAGCCACATGGAGAGGCAGGTTGGCTGAATATGACCCCAACTTCTTTGATGTCGAAGAGGACAAATACACTGACGATGATGGCAAAGTCATTCTTGTCAAAGACAAACTCATACCTAGTTCCAATCTTCAAGCAAATCTAGACATCACACCCAATCCACAATTGGTGTATCGCGGCATGAGCAATGCGGAGTTTGAAGTTATCAAAAAGACTGGGAAGATTCAAAGCCGAGGCGACTACAACATGGGAGGGCAAGAGGGGCTCACCTACTTCAGCACTGATCCCCAGTCTGCAGAAGCCTATGCCAACAGTTTTGCCCCCTGGAAACACAAAGCCACTTGGGACAAGCCAGCATGGGTCATCGCTGTGCCCAAGCCTGATCCCAGCAGGGTGAGAAAGGTGGCTGGCACTGGGGAGCATGAGGTAGGTATCGAGGGTACAATCCCAGCCAGCGAGATTCGGGAAGTTTACCGAGGCAGGGTGGTAGAGTACGACCCAGGGGTGCCAGAGCAAGTGGCTCCGTCAGCTTGGCTGCACTGGGAAAAGATTCCTGTGAGATTTGATAAGATCACAGAGGTGTTTGCGCTGGATGCTGGATTGCCACTTGTTGAGCTAGATACAGACACTGTAGAAAAAAATTGGACAAAAAAATGAGTTATTTAAATCACAACATTCCAGTCGTCACATGCTTGATACGCAATGAGTATCTCTTTAACCACACTCAAGGGCATGGTGAGTTTACTCCTTGCGACGTTCACAGTGTTGCCAGCTTGCAAAAACGCACACCGTTATTTGAAGCATTTTTGGAAAACGGAGTCAACTGGACCCGCAGGCCCATAACCGCATTTTGCTGGAAACCAGATGCTCCAGTGAGACCTCTGCACGATCATATGTATTGGGATTGTTTTAGTCCCTATATCGATGTACAAGTTCGGGCTAGATTGGCAGGGTTGCGGGCAGATTTGATCACATGGAAAGGTGAAAAACGTCAAGGTCATTACATGATGACATTGGATTGGAGTTGGGAAAACGCTGTAATGGCTGATCTCAACTTCAGCGAAACTCCAGAGCACAAGTGCGCTCACATGTTTCGCATGGATGAAGGCAACTATTACCTTTATCCTAACAACAGAATTGTTTGGCATGACAATGCTTGGGTGAAAAATCCCATCACACAAAATCCTGGTTATTTGATAGACATGAACATCTACAGTGTGGAAAATGCTGTGAAGTTTTTCACAGATGATCGCTATGTAACAGGAATAGCCACTGAGGAAAAACAGCCATGAAGTTACAGGAACTACTAGATTTTAACGCAGCTAATCTTGAAGAAAAATGGACCAAAAAGTATAAGAAAAGTATCAACTGCAACAGTCCCAAAGGGTTCAGCCAACGTGCTCACTGTGCTGCTAGACGCAAACGACAAAAGGGCGGAAAGACAACTAGCAATCCCTTGAATGAAAACAATAACGTAGAAATACACAACTATAAAAAACTGGATCGCATCTTAGTTGCGTTGTGTAACCTAGTTGACACCAGACGAAAGAAAAACCCTGACAAATACGGATGGGTAGCCGCAGGGTTGTTGGATCCCCGCAACCGTCTTGTAATAGGTTTCAGCACATTTGCCAATGACAAATGGTATCATGCTGAACGATTGGCTATGAGGGCTTATCGTAAAAAATACGGAAGCATACCTGATGGCTGTATTATTGTAACCACATGCAGTCCATGCAGCGAGCAGATGCCAAGATATGGTGAAAGTTGTACTGACCTAATCAACAAGAGTCCTGTCAAAAAAGTCTATTGCGGTTACTCAGATACTACTCAATCCCAAAGTCAACGCACCTTCAATATTATGGTTACTGCTGATACAAACATACGAGAACGGTGCCAAAAATTTGCTGAAAACTTTATGGATTGGGAAGCGCAATATTTGGATGAAAGCTTGCGTGATTGGTTCAAACAAAAATGGGTGCGATTTGGGACAGATGGCAAGATCAGAGGCGACTGTGCTATAGGCAGTGAAGGCGAAGGCAAGCCCAAATGCCTGCCACAGCGGAAGGCTTGGGCACTGGGCAAGAAAAAACGTGCAACTGCTGCTAGGCGCAAGCGTAGAGAAGATCCCAATCCTGAACGTGAAGGCAAGGCCCGGAACGTAGCCACAAAAGAAAGTGTTGGCTCTACAAAATTGGGAGATCTCTGCACTATCAAAACTAATTTTCCTGATGCTGACTTTTGGCTTGTGCGACGCAGTGATAGAACAAATGTAGGCACACCAACCAAAGAATTCAGTCCCTATCATATTGGAATCAAAGTCACAGCTACTGAACAGCTGATTCCTCAATATCTCTACTATATGATGATGCATCTCCACAACCAAGGCTATTGGCAAACCAGGAGCATAGGCACCACGGCTCTCTTGAACATACGCACAGAAGATGTGAAAAACATCCAACTGGCTTTGACTGAACATGAGCTGAAAGAAAACTCCAGTTGTCCTCATTGTGGTGGCCAAATGGTTAACTACTCTATGCTCAGTGAAAAACAAGATGCCTGCTATTACAAAGTCAAGAGTCGCTACAAAGTTTGGCCCAGTGCCTATGCCAGCGGTGCATTAGTGCAGTGCAGGAAAAAGGGTGCCAAAAACTGGGGCAAGAGCAAGACAAATGAAGCTGCCCCATGGCTCGGGCAGGGAGATGAGCCGCTGCCCACCAAACTCTATCATGTCACACGCACACGAAACCGTTTGAGCATTCGCCAGAGAGGACTTGTTCCCAAAACAAAGGAACATGATCATATATTGCGACAACCAGGTGTGTTTGGGTTTGAAACTTTTGAACAAGCTGAAGATTGGGCTTACTATTGGAGTCAAGATGATCGTGAGAGTATGGATATATGGGAAATCAACGTTCAAGATCCCAATGATCTAACTCCTGATCCAGCATTGGATATACAACAAGACTACGATGCTTGGGTAATCTACAAGCCAATTCCTGCAGCCAATGTGAGGCTCAAATTTACTCAACGCTGGCCAGAACCTTGGGGAAAGCCGACTACAACGGTGAAAAAAATCCGCAACCTTGAAGAAGATCCTAATGAAACTGAATGACCTATTGAACAAACCTACCAGTAGCGTAGCTGAGCTGGCTAAAAAATACAAAGTGTCAACAGACTCTGTGGAGAAACAGCTGGCACAGGGCATCAAAGTGGAGATGGAACACACCCGGTTGCGGAGTGTGGCGCGAGAAATAGCCTTGGATCACTTGGGTGAGGATCTTAACTATTACAAGAAATTGAGCAAACTTGAGAAAAAGCCTGCTCAAGAAGCTCTTCTGATAGAGCTGTTTGCCCTGCTAAATGAAGTAAAAATCGACAATGTGAGTGGCATTGGGGAAGTGCCCGACAACCGCAATGTGGATTATCTTGGCCTGCGAGTCTTGATGAAGCCCAGTGTGTTTTTGAGCTTGGCTAGCAAGATCTCTAGAGATCAAGCCACCAGTGTGGACTATATCAAACAGCAGCTGGATCAAGGGCAGGGCATGGCCAGTCCCTGGTTGGTCTTAGACATACCAGTTGAATGGGACGAAGGTAGTCTAGAAAAACCTGCCCGGGTCACAGCACATGAGGGTCGCAACAGAATGTATGCAGTGCTGGAAACAGAAGGCGATGTTCCTGTGGAAACTCATTTGTTTTTTGCTGGATTGCGTGCCAGGCACATCAAACCCAAATGGATTGAGGCTTTGAACACATCACTTGTTCCTCAACGTCAATCTAGTGCCATGGCCGGTCCTTTCTTCTCCACAGACACCTCTATTGATGAGAGAGCAGGAGCACCTGGAACTCTCAAAGCCAAAATCACTCGACTCTATGGCGGAAACGTCACTTGTGAGAAAGCCAAGAAGTTGAAAAATCGCCGCAGTGCCACATCTCATGACAAGGCACAAGCAAACTGGTTCCTCAACATGCAAGACTGCAAGCCCTTAGTTCAAGAAGTTGGCGGAGTAGGAACAGTTGTCAAAGGTGTGAACACAACAGCTGATGTGGGCCCCAGAGAGATACAAAAACAAGCCCGGAAATTTCTCAACAAAGTCACAACAGGAGGAGTTCCTCCTCAAACTCAAAGCAATGGCAAATTTCCCTCGGTTAAATAAGCTGAAATGGCAACTTTGTATAGTTTTGGTATGGATCCCACACGGTGGTACAGCAGGGCATTATATGCCTTCTCTACCAATGAAATAGGCTGGACTACAGGCAATAGTCCGGTCAATGGACTGGGCAGCATACAATCCATGGCGTATGGAAACAATACGTGGGTTGGTGCTACAAATTTTGGAGACTTCACAGTAAGTGGTGATGGTGTAAATTGGTATTCCTACACTCCTGAAAACAAAAGTTGGCTTGTTAACAAAATCACATGGGGGCAAGGATTGTTCACAGTTGTGGGACATGAAAAAAACTTCAGTAACCTTGCAGAAACTGGATTTGTCGCAGTGTCTGGAAATGGTGGTCCAGCAACTTGGGTCAGAAAATTTGTCAGTTATCAAGAACCCATGACTTTGTTTGATATCAAACACTTGGGCCTAGGAAAATGGATTGCTGTGGGCTGCACAAATCATCTGAGACAGCCTGTGGTCATCTATAGTGAAGACAACACTGCCTCTTGGACAAGAATACTACTTCCAGATATTATCCCTGGCGGTATTTACAGTATTGAAGCCCACGTAGGAAGTAGTGTAAAAGTTTGGCTGGGCGGCAAAGGCTGGATAGCCTATACAAACGATTTTCAAACCACAAGCACAGAATGGACATTGTTTGATAATTTAAAAGATCAAGGCAAATCCAAACCATTTACGCGGTTATTATACCGATCCACACTTGGCAAAGAAGCTATTGTTGCACTGTCAGGATCTACAGTTTGGTTCAACGACACAGCTTTGAATTGGCGGAGCACTACACAAGAGGGCTATAGATTCCAGGACGTAGCTAATTTCCAAAACCCCTTAACAAGCCAAGAGTCATTTAACTTTTCTGTTGGAGGCATGTTGAACCAGTACACTGGATTCAAAACTCCTTGGCAAGCCCAGAGCACACAAGAATTCTCCCTCGTTGGATATAACAATGGAGTCCAAGCCAGCAGCCTTATTGTTGTTTGACACATGTGCTGTCTGCCACACAATCATGGCATACAACAAACGTGGAGCAAAAGTAGATGGGTATCGGCACTCTAGGACCAAATGATCGCTCAAAGATTATGGCCCTTGTGAATTCAGGTATTGATGTGTTGCGCGAGATTGCTACCCTCAAAGAGGGACTAAAAGACCAAGTGGGATCAGTAAGTGAGGAACTGGATATTGACAAAAAGATCCTAAACATGGCTATCCGAACCGCCTACAAGATGAGCCAGCAGAATCAAGACACTTTGAACGATCTTCAAACACAGCTGGACAGTGTTGAAGAAGTGCTAAAAGCAGCAGGTGTTTCCTAAGGCTTCATACAAAGCAAGGATACATTTTTATAGATCTTTAACTCAAAGATCTAAATGGATTGTAATGTTTTTTTGAGATTTTAGGTACAGCCAGCATACTGCTGGCTGTCGCCGTTTAAGCCTTTCAAATATTACCTTTGAGCACATTGTATTTGTTTTGGTTGTTTGGCAGTGTAGCCTTGACCATCAGCAGTATTTTGCGTAAGAATCTATTACTCGCTGTAATGATGTTGTTTTATACAGGGTTGAATTTATATGGATTATGGAGTTTTGGATGACGTATGTTGATGCTATTTTGGAGAAAGACAAACACTGTATTCATGTTGTGGAGCGTGTAAACCACAAACGAGTCTACAACACATATCCCAGCAAATACGTAATGTATTTTCCCAGTGAGCGTGGAAAATACACTAGCATTTATGGTGAACGGCTGGATAAATTTGAAACCAATCGTTGGGAAGAGTTTCAAAGAGAGTGTCGCTTGGTTCCAAAAACACAACAATATGAAAGTGATAGCAATCCCATTTTCCGTTGTTTTTATGAACATTACAAAAATACAGCAAGTCCACAGTTGCATGTGGCGTTTTTTGACTTGGAAACTGATTTTGATCCTGATCGGGGCTTCTCGTCAACTGACGAGGCGTTCAATCCCATTACAGCAGTATCTGTATATTTGAGTTGGCTGGGCAAAAACTTTACTCTTGTCCTCAAACCCAAAACACTCACAGTAGAGCAAGCATCAGCAGTTGTGGACAAATTTGAAGACACTGTGCTGTGTAGCAATGAAACTGAGCTATTGGATGTGTTTCTCACCCTCATTGAGGATGCAGATGTTCTCACAGGTTGGAATTCAGAGGGTTATGATATTCCTTATTTGCACAATCGTATCATTCAAATTTTGAGTAAGGAGCACACTAAAAGGCTGTGTCTCTGGAACAAATTTCCCAAGAAAAGGGAGTATGAAAGCTATGGCAAGCCCACTATTACTTTTGATCTAGTGGGCAGAGTCCATCTTGACTATCTGCAACTGTACCGCAAGCACACCTATCACGAGATGCACAGTTATCGACTGGACTTTGTGGGCGAGTATGAAGTGGGCGACAAGAAGATAGCTTACGAAGGCAGCTTAGACAAGCTCTATAACGAAGACTTTGAAAAGTTCATTGCCTATAACAGGCAAGACGTTATGCTGTTGGTGAAAATTGATCGCAAGCTGAAATTCATTGATCTAAGCAATGATCTAGCACATACAAACGGAGTGTTGATCCAAACAACAATGGGGTCAGTACAGCTTATTGACAATGCCATTACTAACGAAGCACATGATCTTGGCTTGTGTGTTCCTACTCGACGTAGAGACAATCCTGAAATCATGAAAGATGATCAGGGTGAAGACATTGAGCCCACTGGTATTGCTGGTGCATATGTGGCTGACCCAGTTGAAGGCATGCACAAGTGGATTGGCGGCGTAGACATCAACAGTCTATATCCCAGTGCTATTCGTAGCTTGAACATGAGCAAGGAAACAGTAGTGGGGCAAATCCGCCCTGTGGGTAATGATCGTTTGATTCAACACAGGATGCAAAAGGAAAAGCGCACTTTTGCTGACAGTTGGAACGAGATGTTTGGCATTATTGAGTATAACCAAGTGATGAATCGGGAAATGGTTATGCTGACTGTGGACTTTGAAGACGGTACCACTGTGGAACTCAGTGCTGACGAACTGTATCAATGGATTTTTGAAAATCCCAAAAAGCAAATGACTCTCAGTGCCAATGGCACCATTTTTGATCTCAACAAGGAGGGTGTGGTACCAGGCTTGCTGGCTCGCTGGTATGGTGAGAGAAAGGAGTTGCAGGCAGAAGCCAAAGCATGTTTCAAAAAAGCTGATGAAGAACCTAATCCCTCTAAGAAGAGTGAGTATCAAGAAAAAGCTGATTTTTATGACAGAAGGCAGTTGATTAAGAAAATTTTGCTAAATTCACTTTATGGAGCTATCGGAAATTCTAGCTCATCGTGGTTTGACAACCGTATTGCACAAAGTACTACTTTAACAGGTAGATGTATCGTCAAACACATGGGTAGTAAGATCAATGAGGTAATATCAGGGAAATATCACTACAAAGGTGATGCTGTCATATATGGCGACACCGACAGCATTTATTTTAGCGCATATCCAGTAATGAGCCAGCTTGAAGACTTCAAAAGCTTTGATTGGAGTCGTGAAGCAGTGGTGCAATTGTATGATCAAGTTGCAGATATCACCAACCAAAGCTTTCCTGGATTTATGAAACAGGCATTCAATGTACCTGAATCCAGAAGTGTGATCAAAGCTGGTCGTGAACTAGTAGCAAGCCATGGATTGTTCATTACCAAGAAGCGGTATGCTGTGATGATCTATGACAAAGAAGGCAAGCGAAAGGATGTAGATGGCAAGCCAGGTGAGATCAAAGTTATGGGGCTTGATCTCAAGAGAAGTGATACACCAAAACCAGTCCAGGACTTCTTGAGTGAGATTTTAACTTTGGTTTTGACTGAGGTTGACAAAGACAGCATTTTCACGCGCATCAAGGAGTTCCGCACAGAGTTCAGCCAATGGCCCAGCTGGGCAAAAGGCAGCCCCAAAAGGGTGAATAACCTTACTCAATATGGCATGATTAAGAAAGCTCAGGAAAGCGTTGACCTCAACAAAGACACTGGGAAAAGAAAAACTATTCCGGGCCATGTCCTTGCGAGCCTAAACTGGAACCTATTGTGTGAGATCTACAACGATTATGGATCAATGCGAATTCAAGACGGGCAAAAGGTGATTGTCTGTAAGCTGAGATCAAACCCTTTGGGTATGACATCTGTTGCATACCCTGTAGATCAACTGTATCTTCCTGATTGGTTCAAGTCTATGCCTTTTGACAACGCTCTTATGGAGGCCACAATTTTGGACAAGAAACTGGAAAACTTGTTGGGTGTATTGCACTGGAATCTTGAAGATGCCAAAAACAACGAAACTTTTGACAGCATGTTTAGTTTTTGAAAGGTTGACAACGGAGCTATATGTCAAGTAGATTTGACAAAAGTCAACCTTAAGGAATAATTCATGAATATTTTTTCTGCCTTATACGAACGCATACGACGGATGTTTGGGCCTGATCAAACACCAGTTTCAACTACTCTTGCACCCAGGACAGAACCAATCCAGCCAATAGTTGTGACACCCGCTGGAAATCCTGTGCCACCCAGCTCAGAGAAGGCTGCTCCTGTAATCGAAAAAAGTGCATACCAACCAACCACGTCTGGTCCAACAGATCCACCAGTATTGCAGCAACCTGCCCCTGTAATTACTGCCAAACAAGAGCCATCACAGGAACCTCCCCCAGCTAAAACAGGGAAAAAGCCAAAAGCTACAACAGCCCTTAAGGAACCCAAGGCGCCTAGTCAACGCAAGGCACCAGCCAAAAAGAAAACTAATTAGCCAATTCTAGTGAGCCCTCTCTTTGGAACCTCTCTTGAAGAGAGGGCTCAACTCTTACGGTATAAGTCCTACCCTCCAACTTCACCGGCTTCTTGGAACTCACCAACAAGCACCCCCACTAGCACCTTAGTGTTCGTTACTGGCCATGTGTGTCTAGATTCAGTAGTGGACGACTTTCATGAAGTCGACAGCATAATTGAAGCTGAAGATTTGCTGTTTTCACAAGCAAACACTGTGGTGGAAAAATACGATGGATTGCCATTTGCACTCCGTAGACAGTCAACCTTATTAGGGCATCAAAATCGTCGAGGCTGTGGTAATCTCATTTTCACAACTCCGGAGATACGTGCCCAAATACCAGACAATCAACTGTATATTGATGACAGCAATTCCTGTAAACAAGTGGGCTGTTGGTATTCAGCAGGCGTGTTGCGCAAATTTGACAAACAAGGCAGTCAAATATTTGTTAGTGATCGGGTACCCGAGCACACTGCCTATGTGGCATACAAAGGTTCAAGTGATTTAGACAGCGTTGCACTCCTGTTTAAAAAAGAAGATCAAATGCGACTGTGGTGTCCCTTACGAATTGACATACCCGTGAGCATCGCTCACTATATTACAAAGGTTGTGTTTGACAACTGACTCAATTGTGGAAAAATTATGAAAGCCCAAAAAACTCGAATATATGAGCCTACTGAACTCAAAACTTTATTTGAAGCATTGAACAGTGCACCACCTTGGCTAAGTCGAAGGTTCATACTCAAGAACATGATGGGTTGGACTGATGATGATTTGAAACAAAATGCCATCCTGGTTGACGAAGAGACAACACAACGCAAAATGGGTAACAAAGGGAGTTATTGAAAATGACAGCAACAGCTATTAAGGATGCAATTTCTGATCTTGCAAAGAACGTGATCAGTACTGGCTTTTACGAAAAAATCAAGGTGTCTGGTGGCGCTAAAACCAGCACCATTGAGGCTATTGACAAAGACAAACAAGTGATTCTCAAGGCTGAAACTTTGCATCCTGTGGACGGCTGGGCTGGAGAATTTGGCCTTGCCAATCTAGGCTTGCTCAACAGCATTGTGAATGATTCCGAGTTTGCCCACAAAGACAGCAAGCTTGAACTAGTGCTTACTGAGCGTGAAGGTGTAGACGTTCCCACTGAGATGCACTACACAAACAAGAGCAATAGTTTCATCAATTATCGCTTCCTAGCAAAAAACATGGTCCCAGATCAACCCAAGTACATGGAACCACAGTGGGACGTTAAAATCAAACCCAGCAAAAGCAACATTCAACAGTTCAATTGGGCTGCTGGCAGTCTCAGCAGCTACGAGCAATACTTCATTCCCAAGACAGTTGATGGTAACCTCAAGTTTTTCATTGGAGATGAAGGTGCAGCTACTCAACGCGGCGGTGTAGTGTTTGCTACAGGGGTTACGGGCGAGTTTGAAAGCTCACACAAATGGCCTATTGCTCTTGTATCTGCACTTTTGAAGCTGGTTGATGGTGCTGATGCTGAAATGAGCTTCTCCGTCAAGGGTGCTATTCAGCTCAAGCTCAATACTGGCATTACCACATACAAGTATGTGCTGCCAGCAAAGCTGCGCTAATAGGACACAGTGGGCACCCCACAGTGCCCATTTTTTGGAGACTGCTTGTGCCAGTTGAACACGAACGCAAAATGCTCCTGCGACCTGAAAGCCCGCAGGAGCTACTACGACATTTGAAACGCCAACCCCTTGTGCAAACCTTTGAAATAACACAGGGTTATATCAACAAAAGTGCAAGAATTCGACATGTGGTACCACACAATGGTGATGCAGAAACGCATTGGTTCACTTTCAAAACCAAGGTTACTGGAAATACAGTGGAGATCGAAACAGAAATTTCAATCCACGACTATCACAAACTTTTCTTGATAGCTAAACCCGTAATCCACAAAACTCGCTGCAAGTTTCAAGAAGGGTTGAACTGTTGGGACGTGGATTTTTTCAAAAATCCCAAAAGCGGCGACATTTATTTGAGCATGGCAGAAGTGGAAATGCCAGAATTTGAGTTAGACCTTCCTGAGGTTCATCCTCTCTTACAGGAGAATTTTTGGCGCTGGATTGACGCAAACGACAAGAGGTTTCAGAACAAGAATCTTGGTAACTATAAAAAAGTTTTGATGAACCTGAAAGGTCTATAATGCCAAACAGCAAATATCGTAGCATCTTCATAAGCGATACGCATCTTGGTAGTCGTGCATGCCAAGCTGAGCTACTTGTGGAGTTTTTGAAACACAACTCCTGCCAAAATCTATACCTCGTTGGTGACATATTTGATTTGTGGAAATTGAAAAGCAGCAAATTCTGGCCACAAACACATAGCAATGTGGTTCGAAGAATTCTCACTGCGGCCAAGAGAGGCACACAGGTGAGATATGTTTTAGGTAATCATGATGAGTACCTTCGAGCATGGATTCCAGACATACACACGTTTGGCAACATTGAGCTGGGCAATGCCTTTGAACATCACTCTGTTCATGGGCAGAGATTTTTGGTAACACACGGTGATTTGTTTGACGGGGTAATTCGATATCACAAATGGCTTAGCTTGATGGGCGACAAAGCACACAGTTTTTTACTGTGGTTGAACACACATTTGAATCATATGCGCCGGTTTTTTGGAAAAGATTATTGGAGTCTAAGTTCATACCTTAAAACAAACACAAAACAAGCTGTTGCATTTATCACCAAATACGAGCAACATGTAGTACAATATGCTCGGGACGAAGCATTTCATGGAGTAATTTGTGGCCATATTCATTCTCCATCGTTGAAAACGTTTGAGGATGGGTTTGTGTATATGAATTGTGGTGATTTTTGTGAAACTGTGTCAGCTTTGGTTGAAAACTTTGATGGCTCAATAGAGCTACTGGTTTACGACACTGAAACAAAAAGTATGATGACGAAAAACACATGGAGCCTTGAATGAGACTTGTGATTGTTGATGACAACTGCCAAGACCAAGTGAATGGTGTTGTAACTACAATGAATGCAGTGAAAAAACAAATGTTTTCTCGAGGCATACAGAATCTCATCCACTTCACTCCTGATCAAATGATGTCTATGCCTGCATTGGTATATCCAGGTGCTCGCATACCATTGAATTTTTGGAATTTGAAAAAAAGAATAGAGGCGTATGAACCCACACACTTGCACATTTGTACAGAAGGTGTGCTGGGCTTAACTGCTAGGCAATTTTTTCAAAACAAAAATTGGCGCTACACAACTAGCTTTCACACAAGATGGGATCACTATCTCAAGGAAAAATTTGGTGTGCCGGCCCTCAAAACCATGAGGTATCTCAAATGGTTTCATCAAAATAGTGCAGCAACTTTGGTCAACACTCCTACTATGCAAAGAGAGATGGTGTCGCTTGGCCTGTCTCAAGCCATCACATGGTCACGGGGAGTCAACACCCAACTGTTTCAATTTAATGACCGCAAGTGTGACACCAAGCCCACATTGTTGAGTGTTGGTCGAATCAGTGCTGAGAAAAATTTAGAGGTGTTTTGTAGCCTATCAGCAGAAAAATACAATCTAGTGTGTGTTGGTGATGGCCCTGATCTCAAGCGGTTACAGAACAAATACCCCTGGGTTACATTTACTGGGCAATTGAGCGGTAAGCAACTGGTACAGCAGTTCCAAAATGCTGACTGCTTTGTTTTCACCAGCAAAAGTGACACGTTTGGGTTGGTTATGATTGAAAGCATGAGTGTTGGTACTCCTGTTGCAGCATTTCCTGTGCAGGGTCCAATAGATGTTGTAGATGATGGGGTGACTGGTGTGCTAAATGATGATATTCAGACAGCTATCTCGCAATGTTTGACATTGAGTCGAAAAACTGTTTTTGAAGGCAGCAAGCGATGGAGTTGGGAAAAAACAACTGATATCTTTGTTGATACGCTGGTACCCAAATGAAACATAAAAAAACCATTCCATCAAATTTTCCCACTCTCAAATGTGTTGCATGCGGCACAAGTTGTGAGCCTTACAGGAAATACGTTTGTGACAATGATGGGGCAGTAGTCCATACTCAAAGTGACATTTGGCCAGAATATTTCCGTGACATGGGGACCACCCGTATTGAGTTTTGTAGTGCACAATGTGGCCTCAAATATTGCACAGTAAATCAATTGGTGTAGCGGTTGATTTAGCTGACTACAGCATATAATCTGAACACATAACAAAGAGAGAAATAATGACAGAACCAACTACAAGAAAAATCTACGTGACTTTTCAACGTGAAGGGATTCACAAGTATCCAGCAGCTGGAACTGACCCCTCCCTTGCAGATGTAAATTTTCTTCAATATCCGCATAGGCACATGTTTCATTTCAAGGTTGGAATTGGCGTCAATCACCTGGACCGAGACATTGAATTTATCATTTTCAAGCGTTGGCTGGAAAGTCTCTATGGTGATGGTGTGATCCAACTGGATTTCAAAAGCTGCGAGATGATCGCCGAAGACCTCTACGCCCAAATCTCTGCTCGCTATCCAGGTCGTGCAGTGAGCATTGACGTTAGTGAAGATGGTGAGAATGGGGCTGTGCTAGCCTGGGACGCTGCATAACCACCAAGGATTGCTATACAAAGTATTTGAGCGCCAGGAGATCGAGATAGGATTGTGCTGGCTCAAATACTTTGTATTGGCGATAACCTTATAATTTTCAATGCTATAATTGTCAAAAACTCCTGTGGTTTATATACTATCTCTATTAGAGAATATTTGAAGGATCAAAAATGCCCAATGTATTTGTATGGCCTATCGAGCCATTGGATAATCGCTACACCCAACAATGGTATCACGAGATTCCGTTGCGGCTCCAAGAAATAGTTGGAAATGCAGCAAAAGTAATCCAACTTGATGGGGTCCAAAACACTACAAACACCACATCTGGTGCATTTTTGAATTTCAGCGACACCAACAGATGGAAAAGCACTCAACTGGTTGAGTTTCTCAACAAACATGATGCTGGAGAAACAACTCCAAATGATATGCATTTGTTCACTGACGCTTGGAATCCAGTGATTCTGCAAGTCAAGTATATGAATGATCTCATGGGATATAATTGGAACATACAAGGTTACTGGCATGCTGGAGCATACGATCCCACTGATATCCTTGGATATAAAATGAGCAAACCGTGGCCCTGGCTAGCTGAGCAGGCACTGTTTCATGCCTGCGATGAGAATTGGTATGCAACAGATTTTCATAAAAAAATGTTTTTGAGCAATCTGGGCATCAGCAATGAATATCATCACAAAGCCAAAACCAGTGGGCAACCACACTCTGCTATTGTCAAACAAATGCAAGATATTATGCAGGACAGCCGAGAGAGGAAACAGGGCGTTATTTGGCCACACCGTTACAATCCAGATAAGCAGCCTGAAATTGCTGAAGATCTCTCCAACAGCATGAAACAGCCTTGGTGTATTACACAAAAAATGAATCTCAACAAAAGCAGTTATTACGAAAAGCTGGCTGACTGCCAAGTAATTTTTTCCTGTAGCTTGCATGAAAACTTGGGCATCAGTGTAATGGAAGCTGTGCTGGCAGATGTGATCCCAGTGCTGCCCAATCGGTGCAGCTACAGCGAAATGTATCATCCTGATTTTCTCTATCCCAGCAACTGGACTCAAGATTGGGAAAGTTATCAAACACACAAACAACAATTGACTGAATTTATTCAGTACAGATTGAATCACCCCAAAAAGTTCAGTAGGCAGTTGGAAAAGCAAAAGAAAGTGCTCTTACAAAAATATCTTTCAGCTAGCGTAATGTTTGAAAACATCGGCAACACAGTTGCTAGATCAACCACAGTAAAGTAAGATATATCTATGACAAAACTTTCCAGCCCCAACCCACATTTGAAAAAAATTGATCAAAACATGCAACCTGTGGTGGGTAGAGACATGTGGACCACCAACAAGGACTATGCTATTTTTCTTCCTTCAATCTCAGCGATCTATGTGCGACTAGTAAGTCAGCCCAACGCTCGCACAGTCAAGGGGCTGCCGGGCGGATTGCAGGATTTGGACTTTCTACAAACCAATACCAACTTATTTTATTATCCCACTGCACTCTACAGCAGCGGTCACAGTTATTGGGATCCTGCTCAAAGTGATATCCAAGAAGCTATGGTGCAAAAGCGAGACAAAAACGCCTCAGTAATTGTGGGCGACAGTGGTGGTTATCAGATTGCTACTGGCGTTCTCAAATGGCCTTGGCAGAAAAAAGAAAAGCAAACTGATCAAGACTGGATGAAGGACAAAGACGCCATTAGGATGAAAATCCTACGCTGGCTTGAACACACTTGTGACTACAGTATGGTATTAGATGTACCCACAGGCAGCTTGTTGAAGTTTGGTAACGATCCTATCACAGGTGAGAACCTACATCCTGGGGTTAAGAACTTTAGAGACTGTCTTGACAGCAGTATGGAGAATCACAACTTTTTCATCAAAAATCGTCGGGAAGGTAGTACACAATTTTTGAATGTGTTGCAGGGGCGCAATCAAGAAGAAGGTGACATTTGGTGGGACGTTGTGAAAGATCTTCCTTTTGAAACCTGGGCATTCAGTAATGTGCAAGCCAGCAATTTTGCTATAAATCTCCGTCGGATCATTATCATGCGAGATGGCAAGTATTTGGATAACAGAGATTGGATCCATTATCTAGGCAATGGCAAAATCAAGGCAGGCTGCGCTCTTACTACACTTCAACGAGTGTGGAGAAAGCACATCAACGAGAGTACAACTCTCAGTTACGATGCAGCAAGTCCTTTTGTGAACGTAGCAAAAGGCAACATCTACTACAGTTGGGAAGTAAGTCCGCAAAGCATTGCATATAAAAACAACTCGTTGCCAGACAAAAAAGAGCTTAAGGGCAGTCAAGAACTGTTTCAAGACTGGATCAATCGCCACAATCAAAAACATGCTGTTCGTGAAAGCAGCATTGGCAAGCGGATCACCATTGGTGATATCTGTGTCAAAGGTTATGAAGATCTCAATTTCAAAAAACAAGCTTTTTCACAAAAAGAGTTTGAAAGCTTGTTGTATCAACAAAGCTTGGAAGGCGTTCATGGCGAGAAGTTTCGCTACAGTGATGAATACAAACATTATCTTATGCATGAGCACACTGACCACGGCAGCGGCATGTTTGATTGGGGCAAGAAAGAGTTTAAGGACCATGAAAAGTATCAGGTCAAATGGCCCAGCAGCATGGATGGTCTCAGCTATGTGCTGGGCATGAGCCACAATGTTGAGCTTCATATTGAAGCTATTCAACATGCATGTGCAATGCAAGACCTGCCAATGGAGGAGAGGAAACATCACATCAGCGAAGACTTGATTGAATTTGCTGGGGGACTTTGTGAAGAGATCTTCACTAGTGAAAAACCCATGCAACTGATTGAAAAACATTCTGCTATGTTGGCCAAAATCACAGGAATGAACGCTGATAACAACATTGTCATGGATTTTGATGAATTTGAATAGCAATAACACAATTTTTGTGTTATAAATAGTCTGCTACATTACGGTAGCAAATTGGTGGAAACACCCGTTGTGCATAAACGACAGATGCTTTGAAAGGAAAGATATGAGCTATAATCGCACAAAATGTGATCCTGAACTGGGTCGCAAAGTACATGAATACCTAGTTTCCAAAGGGGTTGAAACCCCAACAGTGGAAAATTCCCTAAGCCGCACAGACAAAATTGATATTATTGAACGCAAGTTCAAGGACATCATGGAAACAATGGGCTTGGATCTGTCAGATGATAGTTTGGCTGAAACGCCGACACGAGTGGCTCGCATGTTTATCCAGGAACTTTTTTGGGGTCTTGATTGGGAAGCTTTCCCCAAGTGCACCACTGTTGCCAACAAAATGGGCTATGATGAAATGGTGTGTGAACGAAATGTCACTGTCAAAAGTGCCTGCGAACATCACTTCATTGTGATTGATGGTGTAGCAACTGTGGCTTATATCCCCAAAGAAAAGGTATTGGGCCTAAGCAAGATCAATCGAATTGTCGAATACTTTAGCCGCCGACCACAAATTCAAGAGCGTTTGACTGAGCAGATCTTTCATGCAATGGAATATATCCTGGAAACCGATAGCATTGCTGTCGTCATTCACGGCAAGCACTATTGCGTAAGTCATCGTGGCGTTGAAGATGATTGCAGCAGCACAGTTACCAGCAAGCTGGGTGGTGCGTTCAAACAGGATCCCAGTGCTCGTGCTGAATTTATGAAGATGGTTGACTTGACCTCTCTCTAATACAACAGTTATTGTAACAGAGAATTTTTAGGTCAAAATATGAAAATCATCAACAGTAGATATAGAGAGTGGAATGTGTTGCCCGAGAGTGTTCGGGCAATACTCATTCACAATCAATTACTCCTTAGCTTCGAAGAGCTTTACAAGCCATCCAACCAACGTTATGAACCCAGTTATGAACTGTTGTTCAATTGGTGTGTGGAAAATTGCACCAATATTTGGTCCACAGAAAAAATCAGCTATGAGAGTTTTCGGTTCAGTTTTTGGGCTGTGGAAGATCAAGCTCGTTTTATAGAGTTTTTGCAATCGCCCAGAGGTTCCTGATGGCCTCTAATATTTTTAAGGTAACCAGTGTCTGTCAAGGCAGTGTAACCGGTATCACAGTGAATAACCTTGGATCAGGTTACACGGTTGGTACGTTACTGACATTTGGTAGCAGTAATGCCAGGCCTACTCAAGCATTGCGAGTTGACAATGACTATGGCGAAACCATCTTAAGCATCAGCATACAAGGTGAGGTCACTTGGCATCAAAACCATCCCACTAAGGCAGCATCTAAGTTGGTAGACAGTTTGCAGAACTGCATTGACATAAAAGCCGCTGGGAAAGTAGCTATAGCAAGAAGTTATCTACAAGGGGTTAAAAAGTGTTTGAGGATAGCTAAACAAGTTTCCCATGAGGACCTGATTAGGGCATTGGAAACAGAAGTTGAGCATAGAGAAGGGAAACTCACTTGGCAGGCGTTAAACAACAGTTTGGAGAATCAAAATGACACATGAAACCAGTAAAGCTGTTATGAGAAGGCTCTCTGACAGCAGATTTATTACTCGATATTTCGTAGGCAATGGCATTGACATCGGTGCTGGAGAAGACGGACTCTCACATTATACTACCTTTTTTCCAAAAATGGCAAACGTACGAATCTGGGATTGGGGAGACGGTGACGCGCAATATATGCAAAATGTTCCTAATGACTCATATGATTTTATTATCAGTAGCCACTGTTTAGAACATATTGTAGATCCTTACATTGCTATGCAAAATTGGATTAGAATCTTGAAACCACAAGGCTATATGATTATAACTGTTCCTGATGAAGACATTTATGAACAAAAAAACTGGCCCAGTCGCTATAATGGTGATCATAAAACTTCATGGACTATTCAAAAAACACATAGCTGGAGTCCAGTTAGCATCAATTGCACTGATTTTTTTAGGAAATTTCCTGAACTGTCAATTTTAAAGCTTGAGCTATTGGATGCCAATTTTGACTATTCTAAAATGGATATTGATCAAACACTAAATCCAATTAGCGAGTCTGCTATTGAAATAGTATTGCAGAAGAAAGATTGATAATGCCTTTTAATTTTTTAAATTACACAACCTTTGGAGATACAATTTATAGTCTATGTATAATCAAGATGCTTGGTGGTGGTAATCTTTATGTGAGATTGAATTATCTTGATGAGTTTTGTATGAAAGTATTGGGATGGGGGCGCAATCCTCACCCCAATAGGCTTACACTTGATGATTTTAATCAAATACAACCTTTGTTAAGTGCTCAAAATTACCTACAAAATGTAGGAATTTGGCAATCTGACACAATTGATTTTGACTTAGCATCTAAAAATTGGCAATGGATTTTACCCCAAGGGTGGCAAGGAAACCAAACACAAGTATATGCGTTAAGTTTGGGATGGGATATAAGAGATCCTGCAATAAATCATAAGCTGTTGCACGAACCTTGGTTAACTCCTGTTGATCCTATAAGTATCCCAGGCAAATCGATAGTTGTTAATAGGACTTCTCGATATCTACAAGCCGATGCCCATCCTAAATGGTTTGAACTTATTGAAAACAAGTTGTGCGAACAGGCTGTATTTGTGGGATCTCCGTCTGAGCATGAAAGTTTTGAGAGATTGTTTAAAGTACAAATTGATTTTTTCCCCACCAATAATCTTTTGGAATTGTGTAGAGTAATTCAAGGTTCTGAGCTATTTGTTGGAAATCAAAGCATCGCGCTTGCACTTGCTATTGGTTTAGGAAAACCTTATCTATGTGAACAAAATGAACAAACTGCAACTCCTACCCCAAACGGCGCAGGTGGCGATTGTTGGTTTCCACGGGATAATGGCAAATATTTTTAGTAGGTAACACGTATGTATGCAATGTTCTCAGTTATCAATCCAGCTCTCAAAGAGCTAAGCCACCTTACATGGGATAAAAACAAAAAAACCTATGCAGATACCAATAACTATAGGGCTTTTTTGTATGAAGATTATTCATCCAATTTTGACAGGTTCAGATATGCATTATCAATATTGGACTCCTATCCAGAAATAGGATGGCTGTGGTACACAGATTGTGACTCCATAATCACAAACTTTGATGTCAAGATTGAAGATAGAGTGATTCAGTCATCAAATATAATACTTACGACGGACTCCAATGGAGTCAATACCGGAAGTATTTTAATGAAAAACAGTGAGCCAACTCGCCGGTTTCTCTATGCAATCTTGGCCTTGGAAATGGCATCCCAAGGCAAGTGGGACTCAGATCAGTGGGCTATAAACCATTTGTGTAGTTGGCCTGATACTGGAAGTTCCCTTTACCCCACAGGTATGAATTTGATTGTTCCTCCATGGTGGAAAGACACAGTAACTATTGTTCCACAAAAACATATGAATAGCTACAACTACCAGCTTTATCCATATGTTGTTAACCCCGTAGATAAATTGAATAACACAGGGGTATGGGAAGATGGCGACTGGCTGCTGCATTTGCCCGGATTGGATCTTAGCCATAAAATTGCAATAATTACCCCTATTGTTGATCACCAACAAAAAATTCAATTACATAAGGATAATATTATGCTTCCTGTTATAAATTTGATTACCAGCAATCGAACCCAACTTCAGATAGAACTTGATCAAAACTTACAAAACTTCTGGCAACATAGTGCCAATTACACAGAACACACCTTAAATGAAATAAACAATGTAAGATTTTACGATCAATTATTGTGTGACCACACAAAAATGCGTGTTTTGGATATTGGTGCTAATATTGGCCTTTTTTCTCTCTATATGCACACTCATGCAGAACAAATTATAGCTCTAGAACCCAGCCCCGATACTTTTTCTGTCTTACAGAAATTAACAGCTCCATACTCTAATATAAAATGCTTGCCTTTGGCCTTGAATTACACATGCGGAAATACCGAATTTTATATCAACCAGCAAAATACACAAATGAATGGATTTATGTATCAAACAGACCAAAAAATTGTAGTACCTACGGTGGATTTACCAACCCTAATTGAACAGTGTTCGTTGGATAGGGTAGATTTGCTAAAATGTGACATTGAAGGCGGTGAGATGAGTGCACTCACATTTTCCAAAGTCAACGCAGTAAAAGATAAGGTACGCACGTGGTTTGTTGAAGTTCATGCTGTAGCTACTGCACATAAAAATTGGGCTGACGTTATCAGCACAAAGCGAAATCAGCTGGCAGAAATTTTTCGCCAAACAGGCTACGCTGTTGAATTTATCAAAGTCGATGGCATTATTGCTCGATCCAAATAATATTTTTACTGTCAGGAGCTTTTTATGAAAATTTATGACTGCTTTACATTTTTTAATGAACTTACCCTTCTTGAGTTAAGACTTGAAACCTTATGGGATACAGTGGACTATTTTATAATTGCAGAATCACCATACACGCATAGTGGACAATCAAAACCCTTATACTTCGCTGATAATCAACATCTTTTCGCAAAATATAAGGAAAAAATTAGACACATAGTAGTAACCGACATGCCCGAGGGCCAAACTAGAGACGACGCATGGTCTCGTGAGCGGCATCAACGCAAAAGTCTTGCACGTGGCCTATGGGATATTCAGCCAAATGATCTAGTAATTACTAGTGATGCTGACGAAATTCCTCGGCCCTCTTGTATCCAGCAATGCAGACAAGATACCCAATATTCAAGATGGATTTTATTTTGTCCTACGTACATTTATAAATTGAATTACATGCGCGTCAAAGGTAATCATGGAATTGACTGGGATGCTAGCCCAAATATCATAGTAACTCGAACAAGCGTGTTTACCGATCCACAAACCGAAAGATCCTTTACCTTCCCGTGGCAGCATCTACCTGAAAATGTATCTTTTATTTCCCATGGCGGCTGGCACTGGTGTTCAATAGGTGATGATGCGCACGGAGTGTTGAAACTGCAGAGTTTTTCACACACCGAAGCAAATGTACCCGAAATTATTGATAACTTCGACATAAACAAGTTTGTACAGAACAAAACATCTCATGAGAGGCCAGGACAGTATTTTGAACCAGTAATTATTGATGACTACTATCCTGAATATGTAATCAATAATTTAGAAAAATTTAAGGAATATGTTATTACCAGCGCACAGCTATCTACTTGTGGTCTATACGCCCCTCACAAAATACACACCTCTAGAACTTGACTGTCGCTAATATAGCGCACATGTTTGTTTTTGGACAGCGTTGACATCTAGAGCTTGACGCTGATGTTTGATTGCTACAAACTTATCTTAACACTCAGGAGGCATATATGTTTGGTAAAAATACTATAGTAGGACAATCTTATTTTGAAAATGCTGGAGATAAACTTTTTGTAACAAGTATTTTCACAACTTTTCAGGGTGAAGGTCCTTATCGAGGAGAGCCAGCTGTGTTTGTGCGACTGGCCAAATGCCAGCTGGCTTGCAGTTTTTGTGATACCTTCTTCGATGATGGTGACTGGATGACTATTGACGAGATTGATTTTAAAATTGCGAAAAGCATCTCAGATAGTTTTTCAGGAAATGTGCCTCTTTGGGCAGACGTAGTGTATGGCGGACCGGGCAGTGACCCTGTGAAAAAGCGCAACATGGTGCTGGTACTAACAGGTGGTGAGCCCATGCTACAAAAAAACATCGTGCCATTTTTGGAACACATGAACACCCAGTTTGCAAAAACACAGATTGAAAGCAATGGACTGATTGTACAAAACATTCCGCGTGAGACAACATTAGTTGTAAGCCCCAAGTGCAGTGAAAAAAATGGCAAACCTGTCAAGTATCTTGAACCAAACAAAGCAATGCTGGCCCGTGCAGACTGTTTGAAATTTGTAATGAGTGCAGATTCTGATACTCCTTACAATAATGTCCCTGACTGGGCACACAACTGGCGGGACCAAACTGGTAAGCCAGTGTTTGTAAGTCCCATGAACATTTACAACCATGAACCGCAGAAAAGCAAGCAAATTCGAGCTGAGAAAAATCAAATTAGTCTTGAAGAACGCAGTATTGTGGATGAAGTTGTGAGTTTTTGGACGCCAGGGCTTATCAATATGCAAACTGCTCAAGCCAATCACGAACACGCTGCTCGTTATTGTGTCCAGAACGGATTCGTCTTTAATATGCAATTGCATTTATTTGGAAGTTACGCCTAAGCATGAGCATTCCAATTAGATTTGATTGGTATTCAGATAGTGGCGAGCTGTTGGTGGCCAACCGGGGATTCTTCACCATCTCGTATGGTCAGGATCCCCACAATCTCTCCACGCTAGCTAGTAGGGTGGCTGAGTGTCCTATTTCAGAGCACCAAAAATACATCCATCCCCAAGTGAGGTATGCAGTGCCACTTTCAGCACCCGACTACATGTTTGATCTACAAGATCTCAGTTATGTGCTCCCAAACAACTTCAAGGAAAAAACATGAGCAAGAATCTAAAAATCCCCTTTGGCCTTTGGCCAGGAAGTTGGGGTCTACGAGGTCGCACAAGACAAATTGCAGAAGCCGAATACACTATGCAGGGTCTTGACCTTGAGTTACGCTTGATTGAAATAAATGAGGAAGATCCTCTTCAGAAAGAGATCAAAACTCTCAAATCCAAAAAGAAATATGGGCAACTTACTGAGTATGAGTTTGACCAGCAAATATGCATGCTGACTACTGAAGAAACCAGTGTTGATCGTGCAATAGCCCTGTTGGATGTTGAACTCAAACACAACAAAATTGATCGCAATGAGCATGAGAAGCAAACAGCTGAGGCCAAAAAAGAGCCTTGGGTAGCTATGCCCAACATCAGTTGGGACCCCACTGATCCGTCACGAAGCTTTTTTGAATTGGATTACAACAGTTATTTTGTGGAATTTCTCCGCAACCACGGTTATGAAGGTGCCAGTGAGCAAGAAGTAGTGGAAAAGTGGTTAACAGATGTTTGTCGAGCCGTAGCCTCAGATTTGGGCGAACAAGATGATGCATTTGTTGCCACTGCTATACCAACTAACCGGAGAGCAAGGCGACCTAACAAACAGAAGACTGAATACAGTTGACACACTGCCTAGCCTTGCTAGAGTTGTGTCATATAGTGGAGATAGAACTTTGAGCACTTATGTAATTGTAGATCTGCAAAATTTGGCGATGCGTGTTCGATATGGTGTAAGAGCTCCAGATTTCAATGCACAAGTGGGCTTAGCCATGCACATTATTTTCACCAGCATCAAAAAGGTGTGGAACGATTTCAATGGGTCACATTTAGTGTGCTGCCTCGAAAGCAGGAGTTGGCGACGGGATTTTTACCAGCCTTACAAAGCTCATCGCCGAGTAGCTGCTGGACAGCGCACAGCGGATGAACAGGAAGAAGATCGAGTGTTTTATGAAGCTCTTGATGACTTCATTAAGTTCGTAAGCTCGCGTACCAATGCAACAGTGTTGAAGGCGCCACAAGCTGAAGCAGATGATCTCATTGCACGTTGGATCCAATTGCATCCGGGTGATGATCATGTGATTGTCAGCACTGACAGTGACTTTCAACAACTGCTAGCCACGAATGTTAAAATTTACGATGGTATCAGTGCGTTGCTCTATACCATAAACGGAATTTACGACAAAGATGGCAATCTTGCGCACAACAAGAAGGGCGAGGCACTACCAGTGCCTCATCCTGAATGGATTTTGTTTGAAAAATGCATTAGGGGTGATGCCAGTGATAATGTCATGAGTGCCTTCCCAGGTGTGCGGAAGAAAAAGATGTTGGAAGCATTTGAAAACAAAGCGTCCCAAGGCTATTCCTGGAACAATCTCATGCTCAGCACGTGGACAGACCACAACGGAGAAGAGATTCGAGTTCGTGACGCATATGAAAGAAACTGTACTCTTGTTGATCTCACCGCTCAGCCTCAAGAGTTTGTGGAAACTTGGGATACTTGCATCAAAAATGCAGTAAACCAACCTCGTAAGGCACAAGTGGGCATTGCATTGCTGAAATTTGCAGCACAGTGGGGTTTGATGCGGATTGAAAAAACAGCCTCAGATTACAGTGTGTGTTTCAGTAGTGAATATCAAGGACACTTGACCGAGTAAATAGGGCTATGGATTTGGATTTTCAAAACATCTGGAACATCCTAGTCTCATGTCAACCTCCTGAGATCACACACTTTCAACAAAAGAGCCATCCTGGCCGCGGATGGTGGTTAAAGACGTGTGTACCACTTATTGGTGAACCAGACCTATACAAAATTTGGAGTCGCATCATCAAAAACAACAATCGTTTGGTTTGTATTACTAGTGAAAGTTTTGATTGGCAACAGGCCCCAATTCCAAATACTGCTAGCATTTGGTGCCGCGATGGTATAGATATAACCCTAAAAATAGCAGATGGTGTTTTTGACTACAACATATTGCCTTTTGAAAATTCATTTAACCAACATGGAAACTCCTTAAGAAAACAATTGCTTAAATTCAACGAATCTTATCCAGGGGCACTAGCACCTGATGAGTTGACAAAGCTGGTTGCTGTTGCAGACTTGATGTGTAACTGGCAGACAGAAACACAAGCGAAGGCCCGTAGGGCAAAGTTCAAGGTAGTTGACAATGAAGAAAATCTCAGCCAAACCCATCAGTGCACAAAGTTGGATGTTGACTGAATGGGGGAATAGAGTTGGAGTGCTCAGTGCCCAGGATGGATCTTACACGCTCCTAAGCAGCCAAAAAACTGAAACATTCTCTAGTCAAGAGGCGTTGGAAAAGTCGCTGGGGTGGCACATCACTTTTGAGCAACTGGAAGCAAAGGAAGAACCTTTGGACAAAATTGGCGTTTGGCCAATCAAGCATACGAATCCACAAAATGTCCAAGACTCTCCTTTTGTTACCTATTCAAAAACAGCACACAGCAAAAGTAGATTTGCAGCTGGATATTGGGGCATTCACTATAGTCATGGCTGGAGTCCCAGTTTTTGTCCCAAGATGGAAACTGTAGAAAACGCCCCTACTGTGGGGCCATTTTCCAGCAAGTTGGAACTCAATACAGTGCTCAACAAAAAACAAAAAGAGGGACAAAAACAGCCATGAGCAGCAACTTTTCCAGTGATCCCATCAATCAGTTTGTGAAACTGGTGAACACTGCTCGCGACTACAACTCAAAAGAGATTCGCATGTCAAGAGAAGACGCGGAAAGTTTGGCCTTGAGCTTAACTGCATTGTTGGCTCGCGATGTAAATCTTGCACAAAAAGTGATGGAACTACAAGAAAAACTTGTGGGACAACTGCAATCAACCCCACGCAATCTAGATCTCAATGGAGGCACGTTCTGATGTTGATGAAGCCTGTGGTTGATCCCTTATTCCAAACTTTGATTGCTCGAATGCCTCCTTTGAGTATTACTGATGGGCCTTGGATTGCTGGCGGCGCGGCACGCAAACTTTGGGAAAACAATCCCTGGACTACTGGTGACTTAGATGTGTTTTTCACCAGCGGGGAACAGCTGGCCACTTGGAAAAAAATCTTTGAAACCTCTCTTATGGTGAATGTGCAGGAGGAGTTTGAAAAAGAAACTGAATGCATGGAACAAGAAGCCAACACCTTCACAGTAGAGCTTTTCAACAACTTCAAATGCCTACAGACCAAACCCAAAAACAAGTTTTACGTTGCACACCAAAGTGATAATGCCATCACTTATCGGATGCCAGGTGATTCCCCGCTCACTGGAATAACAGTGCAAATGATCAAACGCCGCTTTGGAGAAAGTGTAGAGAAGGTTTGGGACAGCTTTGACTTCCACAATTGTGAGTTTGCCACAGATGGGAAAACACTGCTGGCTTCAGAATCTGCTGCTTGGGGCAGCCTTTCTGGAGAGCTGCTCTTGAAAGACTCTGACAACACCCGCAACTTGCCCTTGAGAACCTTGAAATATCATTTGCATGGTTTTGAAGCCAGTAAAGAATTGCTGTTGACTGCGGTAGAGCAACTTACAAAGGGAGGAGTAACATGGGACAACGATTACTAGACTTCCAGCATTCAGATTTGGAATGCCTCCGAATCGCCAGCGATTTGGGTGAAAGTGTCCTGGTAGACCGGTTGCCAACCTCAGAGGGCACCACTTGCGTAATTGCTGCTGGCAGCCTGTTGTTCACAGCTCGCAGTTTCACCACATTTTGGATGTGGCTATGCATGGGTGGCAAATGGTATCAAGCAAACATCTGCAAAGATGGTGAACATGAGCTGATCCGTGATATGCGACTGTTAAATCCCAATGTCTATGCTCATGTGTGCAAAGACACTCAGTTTGTGCCTGAGCGTTTTCTCAGCTTTCTCTTCAGTATTCTCAGCAAAAAACTCAAGAACATGACCCATGAGGAGCGTTTTGCCACTTTCAAGCGAGTGGTTTACGAGGTGGACTGACTGCGAAAACTCACGACTCATAAATATTGCACACCAGAAACAAGGCAATAGTCATGAGTCGTCCCAAGCCCAAAGTGTTGTTGAGCTACACTGATCCCAAGACATTTCAGAGCGAACAGATTATTGCGGCCAAGGCAATTTATGCTGTATTTTATGATGGAACCCCCATCAACCTCAAGAGTGTCAATACACTGCATGACGATTCAAATCCAAAATATCGTAGGGTCACTTTTCCAGAAAGTCCTGGGCATGCCTTCAATCTTGCTGATAAACTTAACAAAATGTTCAAAACAACTAAATTTGAAGTGTTTGAGTTTTCCCAAGGTGTTAAGATATCTAGACCTCCCAAGGTGTAAGTGAACCAATTACAGCAGGCAATCTGGGAAGATTTTTGCGAGCAGATCAACCCAGATGCAACTGAGCAAGCTTTTCCAGAAAACCTTGTGGAAGGTGGGTTTGAAGGTTTTTGTAAAATCCTGTTTGTAAATTGGAGCAGCACACGCCCTAGTTTTCGGTTAACATCAACAGGGCTTCTGATCCTTTGTAGGATGTACCAATTTTGGGAATTTGATATCAGCAAACAGCCT